TTTTCATCCAGTTTAATTTTAAAAGGTCTTCCATACTTACCAGGAGTAGTATTGGTAGATGGTTCAACATTTTCCAATACAATTAGAGGTCTTGTATTTGCACCCTTTAAATCCCATTCCCAAGTAGTAGTACCAATAGTTTCTTCTGTGAGTTTATTACCCATTAATGCAGAAGAAAGTGGATTATCGGAATAATAGTTTTTTGCAGAAAAGAGTTGGTCCATTACACCAACCAATTTCTGTGGTTTTGCCAACAAAGCAGCTCCTAAATGATTTTGCTCTGTCATGTTGGCATTCCATTGCATTTCCTTTGTAATAAGTTTACTTCCTAATGTAGCCATAATTTTTTAATTTAGTTTATAATAAATCAATCAACCTTGTCTTTTGTGAGCTTCTTTTATCAGTTGATTTTTCTTGTCTTTGAATTTCTTCTTTCAGTTTCTGTGTTTGTTTAGTTACTATATTTTTTTTCATACTGCTAAAGTCAAAATCACTCTTAATTATTTTTGCCAGTGCAATAATCTTTTCCCTATCTTTTAGAGCTTCAAACAAATCTCTATAAAAAGGAGTAATCTGTCTCCCATCCTGCAACTTAATAGAAGTATCACTTATATAGGATGGTAACTCTTTCTCTTCATTTTTAGATATTGTCAATCCTTTTATTTCATTATTGGAAGAAAGATATTCACTAATATCCTTCTTAAATTTAATCTGATTTTCCTTTAAAAGTTGTTTCTGTTTCTTCTGATTTTCAACCTCCATTTCCAATTCTGTTTTCTTATCATTTTTCCATTTCTCAAATTTCTTCTCAGAAATAGCAGCAAGTTTTCCAGAATCTTTTAAAAATTCAATATTAGCTTCAATAATTTCATCATCTTCACCCTCCTGTTTAAGTAAATATCTTAAAACTTTCTCCTGGTTACTCTCATCAGAAAGATCTATATCTTCACTTAATTCAGATGATTCTGACAGTGTTGTAATAATATCCTCCAGACTTCCACCATTGTTTACATACTTAATGATATTTTTCAAATCTTCTGGAAGATTTTTGATACTTTCCTCAAATCTCTTCTCAATAGATTTATCAATAATATCAGTTAAATAATCATTATCTACACTTTCAGGAAGCTCTTCATTTTCATCTAATTCAATAATACCCTGTTCAATAAGATATTGAAGAGAATCCTTTAAACCTGTTGAAGATTTTTCTAAAGTTTCAGAGGGATTTTCCTCCTGTTCTTCAACTAAATCTTCAAAGATTTTTTCTTCTTCAATTTCTTCTTCTTTAGATTTTTCTTCTTCTTTCTTTTCTTCTTCCTCAGGAACTTTTTCCTGTATCTTTTGAATTTCTCCAAAGAAATCAACATCTGTGATTTCAGAATCCCAATTAAACTCATTAAAAGGACTTTTTTCTTCATTCATAACTGTTACAAATTTAAGTATAAAAATTAAGTTTTCTAAATATTCAATATTAAGTTTCTTATAATAGCTCTTCTATAATTATGCTATTTAGATACTTTTTGTTGTAGCTTCTTTTTTTCAAGTTCTAACTTCTTATTATCTACCTCCTTCTTATTCAACATTTTCTGTTTTTCTATTGCTAATTTTTCATTCTGTACTTTTTCATTGAGAGCATTTTTTGCCAATTCTACAAAATCATTCACTTTATCATTATCAATATCCTGGTCAGGATTAAAGGAAGCTCCTGTAAGAGCAGTTTGAGCAAGTACAGTTTTACGTCTCTCTTCCTCTTTAAGAATTATCATTTCCTTTTCATGCTGTCTTTGTTTTTCTTCATTGGCAATCTTCATTTGCTCTATTCTTTGCTGACTTTCCTGTTGATATTTTTGAGCAGCCATATTATCTTCCTTAATTTCCTTGTCTGATTTTCTAAGAATATCTTCTGCAACAGAAATACTATCCTGTTTAAGTATGGCAATAATATCAGCTATTTTAGCCTGTTGATTTTGAACAGCAGCTTGAGAGAGTGAAGTAATCAAGTCCTTAATTTCTTTTGCCTTACCACCATCTTCAATAAATAATCCAAGAGTAGTATTATTCAATAATGCAGCATCCAAGTCTAAAGTCTTTAATGACATGTCATCCAATACATAGGTAAGTTTTCTTGGTTTGTTATCTGAATAGCATACTTTAGCAACTTCCAGAAGAGATTGTAAAACATTCATTCTAACTATATTGTGTAAATCATAGAAAGATTCAAGAACAAGACTGTTTTGTGTAAGAACCTGCTGTGTATTTCCAACAGCTTCATATTCAGAAATTTGACCTTCTATTTGTGGTGTAATACCCATAGCAGTACCACATTCTTTCTTTATAAGTTCAATAAGATTTATGTATTTTTCTATATCTGATGCCAAAGATAAATCTAATACTTTTGCTATTGTATTAACATCAGAATAGCTCATACCCTCTTCATTAGGATTAAACCAACCAAAAGGGCTACTTTCAAAGAAGTATTGAAATTTCTCCATATCTATACCAGCACTGTCAGGGATTGCATTTATATCCATCAATACCTTTTTCCCCTTATCAGATGCAGTCATTAATTCCAATCTGTAATATACAATATTAATATAATATTGCCATACTTTTCCTCTATCCATAAGTGATGTAGGAAGACTGTTTGTTGTATCATATATAGCTCCCTTATAAGGTAGGGGTGCATAATACAGATTATCCATATCTCTGAATTGTCCTGGAATAGGTCTCAGTTTTTTAAATATACCTGCACCTATTTTATATCCTTCATATACTTCAGGTATATATTTGGAAGTTATGGAAATATCACCTTCTTCTGGATTTAATGTATAAGTTTCATCAACTATGGTTTCCTGAATATTACCTTCCTCATCTCTATAAGTCAGGAATTTTATTTCTCTTAATGACCTCCATACTGCATGAAAAACTCTCACAGTCTGTTTTTCTTCCTTATTATATTGTCTTGAAAAATCAAACAAATCATAATTATTTGGATCTTGTATATAGGAAGCAAATTCAGTATATATGGAATCTATTTCTGAATCAGATAATTCATCTCCAAAAAATGAGACCACCATAGAAGGGCTCATTCTGTACTCATAGGTAGCCCATTCTCCATCTTCAATAAATTCCAAATCAGGAGATTTATCATAATTAAATCTTAATGGATCACAGACTATAAAATCAGGTTCACCATTTACTTCACCAACCCAATAGATTTCTTTAGCAGCTAATGCTGCATGTTTACATCCATTATTAAATTTTCTTCTTGCTTTTGTTTTTTGTATAAGGTAAGTCAATAACTGGGAACACATTGCTTCAGCAGGGTCCTGATGTTCTCTCTCCATATAAAGTTTAACCTCCTCTGGTGTCATTGTCTTAAATTTCTCTTCAACTTCAGACAAAATTTGCTGTTTTTCTTCATCAGAGAGTTCCCTGTTATTCATTTTTTGTCTTGCTTCTATCTCAAGTTGCTGTCTTATGGGTATTGTTATAGTATTTACTACATAATCTCTCAATCTTCCAAATTCTTCCTGTTCCCTTCTTGTAGTAGCATCTGCATTTACAGCATATACTTTATAATCAAATCCTCTTTTCTTTTCCATCCCAAGAACTGCTTTTATCTTGTTTGACAGAATATCTCTATTTACCATTTTTGCAGGTAATTCACCAGATTCAGCTCCAAAAGGTTTTACAACATATTCAAAATCTCCTGTATCAAGAATATTATTGAACAAGTCATAATTTACCTTCATTCTATGGTATTCTGAAACTCCTCCAAAACCATAAACAGTTCTGTTTGAAAAACTATCCAGTATAGTTATCTTATCTTTGTACCACTGAAAGTCATTCTTTTCTTTTTCTGCTCTTGACAGTCTTTGTCTATTAAATATTTCTCTTGAATCCATTTCTATTATTTTTTTACAAATATAGTAATTTATTAATACAAAGAAGAATTTCTGTACATATTTTTCATCATACCTAATAATTTGTTTGCGTTTTTATTTCCTTTTGATTCTGTATATTCTTTTCCAAGTACTTCTTCTTCTACTTGAAACATACACATAAAGAATGCAGAAATCAAGTCAAAGTTACCTTCCTTGTTATATTGAAGTAACTCATCAATCAATCTCATTGAATTTATTTTATCAAGATTTGTAACAGGTTGATTATTTTCATCAAAATCTATTACTTCCATTAACCAATTCTTTACATATCTTTCCCCTGCATCTCTTAATTGTGATGTCATGTGGCAACCATATACTCTACTTACAGTAGATTTTTTTATGTTCTTTGATATAACTGCATCAGGTTGTAATGCAAGTAAATGTAGGAGTTTCCTTTTTGCAAAATAAGTCTTAACATCAGGTACTTCATTTTCATACATTATCTGTGTATTATATAATGAAGCAAACAATTCTGCAATGTAATGTATCTCCTCAGATGTTTCTCTTCTTCCTACATATTCTGCTACTATACAATTCTTTGTAGGACTACCTTGCATAACTCCCTTAAATACAATAATAGCTGCAAGTGAAGTTCCCCTATCCTGTCTTACTGGGTCATAACCTATTTTATATAAACCTTTAGGAGCATTCTCTATTGGATATTCATATATCACAGGAGCACCTTCAAGGGATACCCCACTGTAATTTAAACTTGTTATAGGTTCTAATTTACCAGTTAAATCTGGTTGACTTACAACCTTATTTGTATCAGGGTCTCTGTAAAGATTAACAGGCTGTGCCTTTAATTTATCATAACCTTTTGCTATTAAATACAATCTCCTTTGTTCAAGTTCCTTTCTTGGGAAGATATTTATATTTGTATAGGAGAATGCTTCAGAAGGTGTTAAAGGTTTTTCCTGAGATTTTCTCTGCATATCTGTAGAAGTAGCTCCCTTTTCTATAAGATTTTTTCTTCCTTGAAGTACAGATTCTTTGGCTTCTTCTACAAGAGAATTTCCCTGTTCATCTATAAAACCTTTCATGTTAAGATGTACTGGATGAAAGAATCCTATTTTCTGACCATTATTCTCTTCCTCCCATACATCTTCAAAAGCTAATAAGTCATACTTTTCAGGATGAAAATACATGTGAGCATAGTCAAAAGTTCCACTTTCCATATCCCCAGAAGTACCAAATATAGTTATCATACCTGTTTTTATTTCCCCATCCTTTACACAATCTTCACTTGCAGCATAACTATCAAGTAATAAACCAGGAGTACCAAAAGCACCAGCTTCTTCAAAGAATATATCTATAGCATCTTTACCACGAGCTGCATCAGGATTATCCTTAAATGTAAGTGCCATTATTTCTGACTTGAAACCTTTCTCCAATTCTACACCAGATTTATATTCAGTGTAGCTTGCCTTAATATGGTCAGTTCTGTTAATATAATCAGTTGGCATTACCCATGAAGTATTATCATTAAGGAAGTTTATAAACTTGGTACACATTGTAAAAGTTCCTTTTGGATAAAGGAACTTCTTTTCATAAGCACCATAAATAGTTAATGATTCAGGTACAGTAATATAATTTTTTACACCTATTGCAGCATTCTTATAAGAATATCCCTTACGTCTTGATTTTCCTATAATCATGTTAAGACCCCCATCCAAACTGTCTTTTGAGATTTTATTATACATGTGGAGAGAATCCAGTAGAATCATTTTTCTTTTTAACTGTTCTTCCTGAGACAGTTTATAAAATGAATCCAGATTATCTATTAATAACTCTGCTATTCCATCTCTTGCAATAGCTCTTGACCAGAAAAACTCAAAATCTCCATCCCAGAAATCAGGAAAGTCTATTTTTTTCTTTCCCTTTTTACTTGTATCTGATATATCACTATCAGTCTTTAAAATAGGACAGAAATTCAAATAAAAATAATGATCACCTGTAATCTTA